AGGAGGATAGTATGCCAGCAGGAAGTCTAGGCGCATCACGGGTACGGGAGGACTTCAACCCGTCCAAGAACGATCTTGTCACGAAGATCAAGCGGTACTCTGCCGACCTGATTGATTTGTGTCATGACGAGCAGGACAAGGGCGTTGAGTCGGAGGAGGCTCGTTTGTGGGCACTGGCTATGACGCACTACGAAGACGCTGCCATGTGGGCAGTCAAAGCTGCTACAACGCAGAAGTAGGCTTGCCTGACGGTGAGGTCAGGCATGCCCTCGCGTAGGCGGGGGTGAAGAAGGCCCGCCGGGTTGGTCCACCACCAATGGCTCCTCCCCGGCGGGCTGCACATCACAGGCACAGGAGGGACAAGTGAATGGTTAAGATGATATTCGTAGGGTTGGGGCCTACCGGAGAATTCCCACAGGGCAAGGCGACTCCAGATGATGAAGGCGCACTGATGGTAAGTATCAGTGATGACGGTGAGATGGTGCGTGTAGACTTCGGTACGCGCATCGCATGGATCGGCTTCGGGCCACAGGACGCAAAGCAGTTTGCCGATTCGATTGTGAAGCACGCGAGCAACTGTGTGACTCAAAAGAAGGATGACTAAAGTGGAAACGCTAGAGGCGCTAGAGATGGCGATTGCAGAGATACATAGCCAACTGTTATGGCGTGGCCCGTCAGGTCGTACATTGGCGCATGTCGTGCTTCCTCGTGAAGTCGCTGAGATATTGGCAAAGCGATGCGAGGAAAGTTTGCAGAGGCAGAAGAAATGAAACGTGTCACAGGGTTCCTTGCTGACGACGGAGTGTACTTCGATGCCAAGGAGGATGCCGAACTGTATGAGGCGCTTCATGCGCTGGAGTTCTCCGTCAGGAACATAGGGGCAGACCCAGCCAAGTTTATGATCGTGGTCGAGGGCTGTCAGGAACAACTCAGGAGGTACTTAGATGCCAAAGCTGGCTACGAAAAGAGCGAAGCCACAGGTCCGCGACCGGGGGCCGGGACAGCACCAGATAGTGTCGATCACGCCAACGACAGCCGCACAGAAGCTGCTGCACCCGTTCTCGAACAGTCGCTTGACGAACATCAACACGTGCCCGACGTACGGAGCGGTATCAGCACAGAGGCAGTACGAGACAACGGCCCGGTCGATGGCGCTGGAGGCGGGAGCGTTGATGCACGAAGTGTTCGCCGCGCTCCGCATATGGCAACTACATCGAGTGCAGCTATTGCCGCAGCACGCCCTATCGACAGCAATACGTTTGTTCGGCAAGCCGAAGCAAGAGAGAAGCTACTACGATCAAACGTTTGACTCAAACAGATGGCGCAAGTGCTGGGCTAAGGCGAACGATCAGAAGAATGATCGCGAGTCGATGATGGTGCTTGCGTTCGAGATGCTGCGTAGTAGTGGCTGGGAGGACAGTCCAGAGGACAAGATCAGGACTGTTGGCAACATGGAGATGGCGTGTATCGTGTATATCGACACCATCTTGCCTACCTTGTCCAACTTCCCGATCTACGTACAGGACAAGAAGAATCCAAACTCCGTCGTTGGGATCGAAAACACGTTCGATGTGGTGCTGACGTACGACGACGGTAAGCAGTTTAGGTTCATCGGGACGTTCGATGGCCTGACGTACAACAACGCCAAGGGATTCTCTACGCTCGAAGACAACAAGACAGCATCGAGGCTGGACGCAGGTTGGAAGGCGTCGTTCCAGTTGTCGAACCAGGTGACAGGCTATCTTGCATGCGCCGCGTCTGTGTATGGGTTCGACATCTACAACGCACGCATCCTGGGGCTCAAGATCAAGCCAACGGGTAAGGGCGAAGACGTGTGGCCTTTGGTGACGAATAGGACAGGCGAACAGCTACAGCGTTGGGCGTTCTGGTTCAGGCACACGGCGGAGATGTACGAGCAGTATAAGGACAACTATGAACATGCGCCACGGTATACGCATTCCTGCAATCGGTACTTTCGACCATGTTCGTTGTTGTCGTTCTGCTGCGACACCCAAGATGGCAGGGTCGAGCAATGGAACGAGATGGTTCCTGCGAAGTCAAGCCCATCGGAGCTAGCAGCAGAGGGAGACTGACATGAATGTGCTTGTCGTGGACGAACTGCTCGACGCGATACATGCAATCGAAGAGGATACGCCAAGGCTTGGTGACGTGGATGCAATCCTTGGTGCGGCTATGTTTATCGGTGCGCGGCTTGAGCGTATAGCTGTGGTGCTCGAACGGATTGCGGAGATGCAGAAGAGTTTGATTCAAACAGCAATAGTGATACCGGCAGATTCTATAGGAAAGAGGTAGGCTATGGCGCTATTGCCATTCAAGATAGGGCCAGTTGCTGTAACGACTGGAGCAGAAGCGCCTCGAAGAATGGCTGTGCTCATATGGGGACCATCCTCTTGTGGAAAGACCACCTTCGCGGCAACAGCACCTGGAAACAAACTGTGGCTGTCGTTCGGCGACCAAGAGCATGTGTCAGTCGCGCATCGTCCTGATGTTCGCGTGGCTGATTTGTCGGGACTCACACCAGAGGAGATATTCAAGCACGGGAAAAGCGACAATCCTTTTGGATTAGACCAGATACTCTCGCAGCATACTGACATCAAGACAGTTGTGTGTGACTCAGTAACGGCGTTGGTGTATATGGCATTGCAGCGGTCGGTAGAGATGGGCATTGGAGCAGGCAGACGCGGTTTCATCCCGACGGTTGAGGAGCCAGGGCAGTCTGCGTACGGTGCTCGCAATGCCTTAATGCTGAAGGTGCTGACAGGGTTGCTCAGGGTGACTGCGAAGCATGGGGTACATCTGATTGCTACTGCGCACGAAGCTGATCCTGTAATGGAAATTCGCGACGGTAAGGAAGTTGTGAGTCACATAAGCATCATGCTTGGAGGGCAGTTGGTCAACAATGTAACATTCCGTCTGTCGGAGATATGGCATATGTCGGCAAACAAAGAAAATCGAAGGCTGGCGGTGCGCTCGGTTCGTCTCCGAAGACCAATGAAGTCGCGTATGTTTTCGAGTAGCAGTGATGCAGAGTTTGAGTTGAAGTACAATGCGGAATTGCCTGACAAGGGCCAGATGACCATAGCAAGATGGTATGGCGAATGGGCCAAGAAGGGCATGAAGATTAACCCGAACGGCTCAGGACAGTGAGTATCTGAAACCCGTTGTGAGCAGGTGCTGTCCGACTTGCTCATCAGGAGGAATTGTAATGATTGACGACGGCGAAAGCCTTGACGTGATCGAACTGGAGGAGTCGCTCTCTGATATTGAGCGCCCTGCAGAACTGCCGCCCGGAATTTACGTGGGCGAAGTCCAGGACGTGCAGGTTGGTACGTCTGCCAAGGGTAATGCGTACTACGCGGTCAGGTTCATCATCCTGCCCGACGAGATTCCTGCTGACATTCAGGACGACTTCGAAGACGGTGCCGTCCTGTTCTGGAATCGGCAAATCAAGCCGAGGGACGGCAAAGACCGTCGTGCGCTGTTCAATCTGCGCAAGTTCGTTGAAGCCCTTGGGCTGGATGCGAACACTACGTCGATTGACCCGAACGATTGGATGGGTTGTCGTGCCCGTCTGAGGGTTCGGCAGACTGTCAACCCTCGCGATCCGGCATCTGGAAAGCGTGCCGAGATTGCGTCGGTTGAGCCACTTGAGGAGGCGGCACCGGCTCGCGCAAGGGAGCCGGAAGTCGAAGAGGAAACAGCACCGCCTGCGCGTAGGGCAACCCGCGCTCGCCGGTAAGTAATGCAGGCGCTGCGGGGGCGACTCCGCAGCGCCTTCTCTGTTTGAGTCAAACCATGTCCTCGCGAAGGCGGGGAAGAGGAGAGGCCAAAGATGAGCGAGGATAATTGGGTTCGCGATCGAATCGTTGCGGCGCTAAAGAAGGGTGACTCCTACTCAACTATAGATCAGCAAGCGGATGCGATCATGGTGTTGTTGAAGGAGACAGCATGTGAACGCGATACGTATCATGCGTTCGTGGGGTATCTGAACACACTGCGCCTGGAGCAAGAAGATGGTTGAGGCAATCCAGCTACGACTTGGGGAATCTGTCATCAAAGGTGTGTGCCAGATCGTTGTCAGGATTCGGCTTGACGACAGGCGCGATGTTACGGAAGCGGCAAGGTTGCTGAAGATTACCCAGGCGCAGTTCACTCGTAATGTGGTGGTCCAGGCGGCAAGAGCAGTCCTGGCAGAGGCGAAATCTGAGGAGGCAGCGTAATGCGTGCTAGAGTAGTAGCAACCAAGATAACGCTCGGTGATTTGAAGCCGGGCGACTTGTTCTCGTACAGCGATGGGACCAATTGGAATAGTGCAATGGCTGGGGATGCTCCACCACAGGCGCTTGTCTGCACGAATACGACAGACGCAGCAGCGTTGCGAGAGGATACGCTCTACGTGTATCGTCTGACTATAATCAAGGAGAGTGTCGATAAGGACGGTACGAAGGTTCAGCAGCGGGACGCGCACATGTCGGCAGTGCTCGATCCGAATGCTCCTCCGGGTGTGGTGAAGGGACGATAGCATGAGCGATGAGCAGAATCTGAGTGGCGAGCAGGAGCATGCAATCGAGATGTGCTGCGATGTGACCAATCGTATCGCAGGGGTTACGGGTGGGGCAGGCACAGGCAAGACGCTAGTGCTTGGTCATGTGTACCGAGAACTAGCCAAGAGGTACAAGGTTGCTCTATGCGCTCCAACAGGCAGAGCAGCCAAGCGCATATACGAGCTTACCGGCATCCAAGCGAAGACGATTCACAAGTTGTTGGAGTTTCCGCAGCCTGGCAGTGATCCGATATTCGGTGATGGCGATGAGGAAGTCGAGAACATACACGAGCCAAGACGGAACGCAGCCAACCCATTCGAGGAGTTCGTCATTCTCGTTGACGAGTCGTCTATGGTGGGGCCTGAGCTATATAGGCAAATGATAAATGCGCTTCAGAAGAAGGGAGTAATCAGGTTCTTTGGTGACAACAACCAACTGCTCCCGGTCGAGGAGGGCGATCCGCCGTTCAGGACAGTGCTAGAGAAGTTCCCAGCGGTGAAGCTGACGTTCAACTTTCGATCAGGCGATGAAATTGTTAGTAACGCGTACCGGATACTGCATGGACAGGTGCCAGTTCGCAGTCCGAGATTCGATGTCTGGTATACAGACTATCCCGTGTTGGCATTGATTAGGCATATGGAAAAGCATCCAGAGTTCGGAGATGATAGTAGTCAGATCATCATGCCTACTCGCAAGGGAAACGTCGGGACGCTGCGCATCAACCCATCCATACAGGTGAAGTTGAACAAAGGCAAGGAACTGCTGCGACTACCGAGGTTCGACAAGCACGAGAACGAGTTGGTTGTGCGTGCGAATGACAAGTTTCTATGGGTCAAGAACGACTATGCGCTGTCCATGTTCAATGGTGAGATTGGGCGCGTGGATAGAATTGATACGGAGGATGGAACGTTGTGGCTGAAGAATGAGGATGGACGGTGTATCGAAGTGCCGCCAAGCATTCGCACGTATAACACGTACCTGCGATGCGTAATCAATTACGATCCTCGCAAGCAGATCGAGTTGGGCTACGCGATCACGACACACAAGTCCCAGGGCAGTGAGTTCGAGCAGGTGATATACTGCATATCAGCAGCGTCGGCATTCCTGCTGAACCGCAACAACTTTTACACAGCCATAACGCGAGCCAAGAGTAAGGTGATTGTCATTACTGATCGTCGTGCCATGATGCTCGGCCTGCGAAGGGAGAAGCGTGTGTGAGTCAAACATATGTGATTTTCACAGGTCCGTCACAGAGTGGGAAGACGCTTGCCGCATCGTTGCTTGTAGCGGCGTTGCGAAGCATGGGCCTGCTGGCTATGCAGCACTCATTCACGTCTCCTATGAGGCAGTATCTTGGCGCGCTGTTGGGCCGAAAGGCAAGTGCGGTCAGGCTGGAGGAGTCGATGGGTGAGTTGTTATGGAAGACGCCAAGGGACTTCTTGAGGCTTGAGGCAGCGCATCTTAGGTTCAATTATGGACCGAATGTCATGGGCAAGATGCTTCAGACGAGGGCTAAGGAGAATGTGATTAATCCTAAATACATTGTGGTGGATGACGGTACGAACGTTCTGGATTGCCGCGTGTTGGGCAATTATAGATTGATCCAGATCACACGCGATAGTGTGGAACGCGTCTATCCGTTCATGATCCCGAACGCACATGTAATCATTCGCAACAATGGTTCGATCGCAGAACTCGAAGTGAAGATGAAGCTAGTTGCTGACAAATTGGAGGAAGACAAATGAGTGACGAGGAAGTAATCGCCGAGATGCGACAAGACACTCCATTAAACCGAGCACGGCAACAGTTTAGCAACTGGTCTGCTAAGATCGAGCAGGCCTGTCAACAATGGACACCGCCGTCGTCTATTCAAATGCGACGTATGGAGTTTGAGGCTGCGCATGCAATCGTGAAGGCTTTTTTGGAGGAAGACAAATGAGTGTAGCTGAGGAGTTTGTTGCAATAGCGCAGGGATTTGGGCTTGAGCCGAAAGCTATATCCAGCGGTCCAGAGGATGCAGAGATTGCATTTATTGGTGAAGGGCTGGGTGAGGTTGAGGTCAGGAAG